GCGACAGCCCATTGGGCTGCTTTTTAGGAAGAAAATGAGAAAAGTATTTTTGGCGTTTTTAGCATTGATTGTCATATCTTTGTCAGTCTTTGCACAAGAAATAAAATTTAGAATCGATGGAAAACCATATAATAAGCAAATATATGATGAAAGCAATAATCAGATTACAAATTTTAAGAACTGGGAACTAATTAAAGATTTCTACATTTCTCCTGACAATAAAAAAATGCTTGTTTATCATAGACCTGATAAGGCTAAAGCCTTCCTTATGACATTATATAATCTGGAAACAAAGAAAATAATAGCTGAGTGTGAGCCTGGATGGGCATGTGATGATGTAAAATGGACAAAGAATTACTTGATTAAAGTTTGGGGTACTTCTGGAGGAGGAATAAGATTTGAATACAGAAACTACGAAGATCTTTCCATCGTCAGAGTAGTAAACTCATACTATCCATTTGAAGATGTCGAAGGGAATGTTTTAATTGATCCAGACTCTATGATGAAAAAGATTGTATTTTACCATTATTCTGATGGAACTGAAATAAAAACAATTGATTGTATAAAAGAATTAGCAGATAAACAGATTTATGCTGCTTGGATACACATCACTGAAGTTAAAAAAATAGGAAAGCGGAAATATAAATTTTATATTGAGGGTAATCTAAACATAGAAGGAAGACAAGAAGAGGAATTCAAAACCGTTATCGAAATTGAAATAAAATGTGAACTTTAGGGCGAAGTACGGCAGTGGTAGTATGTGTCTTTACGATTATAATAATAGAAGCGTAGCTTTGAAAAAAAAGGAAAAAAATTGACAGGTAATAAATTAAAAATAATCGCTGTGCTTTCCATGACATTAGATCATGTATTGTGGGTACTTTATCCGAATTATCAAACAGACTGGTGGATAATTTTACTACATATCCTCGGGAGACTTGCTGCTCCAATTTTCTGGTATATGGCGGCAGAAGGATATCATTATGCACATAATCTAAAAAAATATCTTTTAAGGCTTTTTATCTTTTCTGTAATAGGACATTTTGCATATAATTTTGCATTTGGAATTCCATTCATACCTTTTAAAACAAGCTGATAAAGCCATCAAATAGAATGTCTAATGCCGGAGAATAGACGGGATTTAGCGGGAAAAGGCGGGATTTAATGGGAAAAATATGAAAGAGTGATTACATAGTGTGTAATTAAATAACCGGTATTTTCTTGAGTATATTCCGGTAAAAAGGTTACTTTTTTAATAATCGTTATCTGATATTCAATCTAAAAAAATACTAGGCTCTTACATGACTGACAAGATAAGGAGCCTTACTATGCTGCATCTTCACATAATCCGGTATGTAGAATCCTATGATTTCAAAGCCGAACCGGATAAACCTGATAGCTTTTCAAATAACTGGAAAAATAATAGCCTCGACGATTTCATTTTGCTGAATGATGATACGGAACTTTTCAAATGCAAATGTCAGAGTGTTGCAAATTATTGCTTCGGTGATATGCTGCCCGGAGATACTGTTTCTTACGGAGACAGCATTGCTGCCGGAGATTTTACCGTGCGGTGCTTCGTGCCTCCGCGGAAATTTCACGGACAAATCCACGCTATTACGCAGACGCTCGATATTGACGGACAAAAAATTGACCGTAACGCGATGCAGACTACGAAAGGCGGCTATCAGACCGGCCGCTGGCTGATACATGATCGGTTCTCATTTTCAAAAGGAACAGACACAACCTACGCATGGAGCGCGGGCTGCTTCATTCTCTCATCGAAAGACTTGGAACTTTTCAATCAAACACTAAAAGCGCACGGCGTACAAGCCGGAGACGAAATTGTAGGCACGTTATCCGTGCAAGGAAGCGTAATCTAACGCAGCGAACCAAGTAGCTTTTAAGTATATCGCTTACTTTTAAAGACCTTATGAAGCGGCTGGAGGTATCACAGCTTCACAAAATAAAAACCCATAACGGAGGTAGCATTGTGGAACAACAAGCAGAAGTAAAAAAGGAAATCAGCATGAAAACCGTGTCAAACATTATGGCGGGAGTCGGTATTTTACTGGTTATCGTTTCATTTGTCTTGAATGCGTGCGGCATTACGCATATTGCAATGAGTGATGCACTGCTCGCCGGAGGCTTTTGCAAGGGGGTGTTTTTGCCGGTTGACGCGTCGATCTGGATAAACAATATCTTCAAAGGAAAAACCGACGATGTTCGCTAAGATTAAACAGACAGGCATTATTCTTTGGGCAGCCATCGCTTCGGCGGCTGCCGTTATCGGGTTTATCCTGTTGAACCGCCGTAGTAAAGAAGATGAGCAAACAATAGAGGAGAAATCTCATGCTGCAAAAGAACACACGAGACAAGAAATTGAACAAACGCCTGCGAGCGATCTTGCTGCTGCTTCCGCTTGTGCTGACACTTTACGCCGAGAAAAGCAATCCATCACCGACCGCTTCCGGCTCGAAGTTCAGCATCGACTTAACGAGAAACTACACGGGGTCGGAAGTTCAGGAACTCCTTGATATTGTCGTTGAAGAAGCGGAAAAGAGTATCACGGAAGCGTATAACGCCGGTTATAAACAAGGAGTCCTTGAATACAAACCCGATGTTGCGTATTGGAAAACACAAGCGGAAGGCTTTGAAACACTTTTGAAAGCGGAACGGCGCAAAAAGTGGCTATGGAGTTTAGGCGGAGTAGGCATCGGATTGGTAGGAGGCGTCGGCATCGGAATTGCGCTGCAATTAAGATAGCCTTGAATGGTAAACAGATGGAAATAGTCAAATTTATCCTTGCTTGTATCGGCAGCTTCATAGCCACAACCGGATTTTTCGGCGGGCTTTGGGCAAATCATAAAAAGAAGGTTGAAGCAAAAATAGCCGGTGTGCAAAATTCCGCCGATGCAAAGATTAAAAAGCAGGAAGAGCGTATCGAAAAACTTGAGGATGTCGTGGCGGAGCTTCAAAAGACCGTAAGCGATGGACTCGGCCAGCGGCTCAGTAATATCGAAGGGGAAATGAAAGGCATGAATAATATTTTAAAGCAGATTCAAGGCTGGTTCATCAATAACACACCGCGGAGATAGCCGACACAAACAATGTGCAGAAAGGAGATTTAAGGAAGATGGAAAATATATTTTTACCGAACCAACGCAGTATCATTTTGCAGGGACTTGAAAAAGACGCAAGCAGGATGCTTTCAAACGAAATGCTCCAGCGGCTTTTAAAAACATACGGACATACGGTCAGCCTTGCTGATGTGAATACGCTTATCAACTGGCTTGAAGTGCGCGGCTTTGTTATGGCAGAGCGGCTTTCCGATAAAGGTCTTGTATTAGCGCACCTTACCCGCGCAGGGCTGGATGTCGCACTTGGCTATTGCCGAGTAGAGGGCATTGAGCCTCCTTTCATGGATTAAGTGCTTTACAAGAGGGAAAAAGATGGGACAGAAAAGCGCCGTTGATAAGCTGCCAGAACCGTTACGCAAGCACCTGATCGAACTGCTGAACCGGCCGGATGTAACGCAGCTTGAAATCGTTGATGCCATCAATGCGGAAGCGGGAGAGCCGCTGATCTCAAAAAGTTCATTAAACCGCTATGCACAGCGTATGAAAAAATTTGCCGAAAAGAACCGGCAAGCCCGCGAGGTTGCGGAAGCCTACTTGGAAAAGTACGGCAGCGACACGCGTAACAAGCTGGGTAAAGTAGTAAATGAGCAGATACGGCTTGTCGCTTTTGACCTTATCTGTGAACTAGAAGAATTAAAGGAAAGCAAGCACGTTTCTCCTGCGCTGATGACCGATGTCATTTTTAAAGTCTCTCGCGGATTAAAGGAATTGGAACACGCTGAAAAGCTCAATGCCGAGCGGGAAGATGCCATCAAAGAGCTCATCCTCAAAGAGACAGCCGCAAAGGTTGAAGCGGTTGGGAAGAAAAAAGGCGTGAGTAAAGAGGCAATGGAAACCATCCTTGCCGAAGTGTTTAGAATACAAGCATGACCATCTCGGAAGCCTTAAGCAAAAACATCTTGCTTGACTACCAAAGCCGCTGGCTCAAAGACACGGCAAAGGTAAAGGTCTGGGAAAAAAGCCGCCGTATCGGAGCTTCGTATGTAGAAGCGCTCTATGCAGTATTACTGGCAGCGCTTTCACGCACTGACGGCGGGATGAACTGTTACTATCTTTCGTATGCAAAAGAGATGACGCAGCAGTTTGTCAATGATGCCGCATTTTGGGCAAAGCTTTTAAACATCGCCTGTTCCGATATGGAAGAGACGGTGATCAAAGATGAAGATAAAGACATTACCGTTTATAAAATCCGCTTTGATTCAGGGTTTGAGATTTGGGGACTACCGTCCGTGCCGCGCTCGCTTCGCTCAAAGCAGGGACATGTCGTTATTGATGAGGCGGCATTCTGCGATGATTTATCGAAACTGTTAAAAGCAGCGTTAGCCTTTTTGATGTGGGGCGGCTCGGTTGCTATTTTGAGTACCCATGACGGGGAAAATAATCCGTTTAATGATTTAGTCAAAGAGATTCACGATGGGAAAAAAGAGTACTCCCTGCACCGCACCACGATTGATGATGCCTTGAGTGATGGCTTATACAAGCGCATTTGTGAAGTTAAAGGAGAGGTATGGAGTGCGGAAAAAGAAGCGGCGTGGCTTGCTTCGCTCATTAAAGATTACGGCGATGGTGCGGATGAAGAATTATATTGTGTGCCGCGTGCAAACGGGACGCAGTATTTCCCGCGTTCCCTCATTGATAGCATCAAAAAAGATGCGCCGGTATTTCGGTTTACCGAAAGCGATACCTTCACATTTGAAAGCGAATGGAAGCGGGAGCGTACCATTCAAAAATGGTTTAAAGAGATAAAGCCGGTTTTACAAGGCACGCGCAATCCGGTTGTTATCGGCGAAGACTTCGCCCGCTCCGGAGACTTAACCGTTATCTGGCTTGATGAAATACTCAAAGAAGGGGTTTCTCAAACGCTCTGTGTCATTGAATTGCGCAATATTCCGTTTGCCCAACAATGGCAACTGATACAGCTGGTCGGAAATACAGTGAATAATTTGGAAGGCGCTGCCTTTGACTCACGGGGAAACGGGCAGATGATTGCCGAACTTGCCGCGCAGGAATGGCCGGGGTATGTGTATCAAGTGATGCTTTCACGTAAATGGTACGCCGAGTATTTTCCCAAATTAAAAAGCGCATTTGAAGAAAAAACGGCAAGCGTGCCTGATGATCTTTTTATCCGTGATGATTTTACGGTGGTAAAAGTCGTGCAGGGCGTTCCGCTTGTTACGGATCGCACCGGCTCAAGCAGGGTAAGACGGCACGGCGATGCGTGTATCGCAAAAGTAATGGCTCACTATGCAGAACTGCAAAGCTATGAAGCAGGGTATCAGCCCTATGCGTATGAGCCGGTTAAAACAAGAACAACATTTGGACTAAAAGGAGTTGATCCATGGGATGGCTGGGACGATTAACCGGCAAAGCCGGAAGCAATAAAGAACGCAAAGACACGCACGGTTTAACCGAACAGCGGGCAACGCCGGTTGCAAACTCTAACCGCGACTTATGGTCAGGCGGTTTAGTTGCAGGGCTTACCCCGGAGAAGCTGGCATCCCTTTTAGATACGGTACGCCGCGGAGACGTTCCGGCGGAGTATTTGGAGATTGCCGGAGAGTTGGAAGAGCGCGATGCTCATTACCGCTCAGTGCTTTCCACCCGCAAACACGCCGTTGAAGGACTGGAACTGTATGTGCAAGCAGGAAGCGATGATAAAGAAAGCCTTGCAATCGCCGATGCCGTCAGTGAAGATATTGCGCAGCACACCGATTGTATGGATTTAATTAAAAACACGCTCGACGCTTTAGGCAAAGGCTTTAGCGTCAATGAAATTATCTGGGAGACTTCCGGCTCGCGGTGGAAACCGCAAACCTTTTACTTCCGTGATCCGCGCTGGTTCGCGTACGATAAAGAAACAGGTGTACTATCGCTTCGTGATCCTTACGGTATGGAGCTGCACCCACTTGAGCCGTACAAGTTTATCGTGCATGAGCCAAACCTATTAAGCGGCAAGCAGATTACCTCCGGCTTGAGCTTTACCGCGCTCTTTTATTGGCTGATTAAAACGTATGACGTAAGTAGTTGGGCAGCATTCGCCGATCGCTTCGGCTATCCGGTGAGAATCGGTAAATACGGACGTAAAGCAACAAAAGAAGATATTGCAACCTTAAAGCGTGCCGTTGCCGCAATCGGCGCAGATGTCGGCGCGGTGATCCCCGATTCAATGCTTATCGATATTGTCGAAAGCAAAACAACGGCGAGCAATGCAACTGTGTATCAAGACATTGCCGAGTGGGTTGATAAGCAGCTTTCAAAGCTCGTGCTCGGACAGACGGCAAGCGCCGAAGGCACTCCGGGCAAACTCGGAGACAGCCAAGACCAGCAGACTGTTAGACAGGATATCTTAAAAGCGGATGTGCGCCAGCTTGAGCAAACCTTAAACCGCGACCTTGTTATCCCCTATGTCAATTTTAATTTCGGCGAACAGGAACGCTATCCGCACCTCCGCATCAAATACGTCGAACCGAAAAACGTACAGCTCATTGTCGATTCCGTTACGAAGCTTGTACCGCTGGGGTTAAAAGTAAAGGCGCAGGAAATGCATACGCTGTTAGGGCTTTCTGCTCCTGAAAAAGATGATGAGATACTCACTGCGCCGAATCCGTATCAAACGGAACTGAATACGCACGGGACGCTCTCCGGCTCCATTGCACTCAATGCAAGTGATGTTTCTTCCTACGCAAGCGATGATGAACTGCCGGAAGAAAACGAGCAGGACTTTATCGCTATTACCGACGATATTGCAGCAGTACTGGAACAAGCAGCAAATAAAGCGACCGATTTTACGAGCTTTGAAGCGGAACTTGAAAAGCTGGTAACCGGCTGGAGCCCTGAAAAAATAGCCCGCACAATGGCAATCGCATTTTTTAAGGCACGCGCCGAAGGTGATGCCAATTTTGACAAGGAAGATGAATAAATGCCTGAGTCTCTTATCCCCGAAGATGCGCTCAACTACATCAAAGATAAAAATTTAAAAGTCGGCTTTTCGTATAAGGATGTCTGGAACGAAGAACACGCTACCGCTTTTACCGTTGCAAAGGCTATGCAGCTTGATGTATTAAGCGATATTAAAAAGGCGGTTGAAAAAGCACTTGAAGAAGGGCATAGCTTTGAACACTTTAAAAAGAATTTAAAGCCGACACTGCAACAGAAGGGCTGGTGGGGAAAAAAGAAGATGACCGATCCGCTTACCGGAGCAGAAATTGATGCACAGCTGGGAAGCGATCGGCGGCTTAAAACCATCTATAACGTCAATTTACGCAGCGCTTTTCAGAAGGCTCAATATGATCGCACGATGGCAAGCGATTTGCATCCCTATCTTATGTACCGTGTCGGTAATGCCCAAAAACACCGTGAACAGCATCTTGCATGGGACGGTCTTATTTTGCCGAAGGATGATCCGTTCTGGGATAATCATTTACCGCCAAATGGGTACGGTTGTAAGTGCCATACGAGGGCAGTCTCGGAGCCGAGAAAAAGGCGCTATGAGCGGGACGGCATAAAAATACCGCCGAAAGCCGACGGCTCAGGAGGCGGAATCCTCCGGGTAAAAACCGAAGCGCCTCCGGAAGAATACCGTACATATTTTAATGAGCGTAAAGGAACTATTGAACGTATTCCCAGAGGTATTACGCCGGGCTTTAACTGGAACCAAGGGAAGATGAGTAGAAATACTGCCGTTTTAGCAGAGTGTATAAAAAAAGCATCTGATAAAATACCGGAACAGTTTAATGCCGTTGTACAAACACTGATGACAAATAGTGCGGCAAAGGCTGCGCATATTGACTTTATTGACAATGCCGTATCACGTACCCTTGATAAAAAGTATATGACGCCGGTCGGCTTCTTGGATCAAAAAACACAAGTGGCGCTCGCAAAAGAGAATATTCATATTGGTAATCAAAATCTTATCTTCTTGGAAGCAGGATTAGTGCAGAGCGCTAAATACTCTAAGCGCCACGCAGAAACCGGCAATGCTCCCGATGTTTTCGATTGGTATAATATCATGGATTATCTTATTGATGCATCAATTTATTATGACGGTGAAAAGCTTATTTTCTTAAAGAAAAAAACTGAAAGTAAATATATGAAAATCGCCGTCGATGTGAGTATGAGAAATAAGGGACATAAAGGCGTTTCTTTAATGTTGCCGAAAATCGATACGATGTATGAACTTGACCTTTCAACCGAACTGGATAGAGGCCGTAATGAATATCAGCGTATCATCGAAATGAAGAAAATACGATGAGCAAAGGCGGCCGGATTCGAACCGACTGCCCTCGCCTTACGCTTCCCTCGCTCCTATACAGGGGGTCTTCCTTTGCTCACCATACAAGAAGCATAACGCAATCGCCTCTAAAAGTCAAAGTATTTTTTTAATCTCTGTTAAAACACCTCACCGCTCTTTTTTTGCTACAGTATAACCAACCTCGTCCGATATGTAGTGTCCGCTCATGTTGGAAAACTCCTTACAAAGGAAAATGTCCCCGCCGGAGGACTTGTATCCGGCATCTTTATCATCTAAAGGAGGAATCATGAAAGGTTTCGGAAAAGCATTGATCAGTATTTTCTCATTAGTGCTTATTGCCCTGTGCGCATTGTTATTGCTTGTCATTGCTTTTGTCCCGTCTGCTGTTCTTGCAAAAGTCGGTGCAATCGTTTTGCCTTTGTGCATCATCGCAGGCGCTGTCATTGCGTTGTGGTGGCCGATAAGACATTTTGCAGCTTTTGTAAAAGCGCATACCGCTGCTACGGGGGTTTAGCTTTAAGCGGGACAGCTTACGAGCTGTCTCGCTTTTTTTATGATGAGCTCAAACGATAACCATAAGGAGCGATAAAACATGAAGCAAAAAGAAGTATCTGTTTTAGATTTCAATGCCATTGACTGGGATATGGTCAATCAGGAAAAAGCAGCCTTTATTCATAACGAAATCTTGCAATACAACAAAGAACTTATCGATCACATGAATATTGTTACTTCAAAAGTGCTCGGTTTGTTTTCGTTGTTTTTGCCTTTACTGGTAGCATTGGCGGTCTTTCTTATCTTTAATCTTTCGACTCTTCCACAGGCGATGCGGATAACCGGTATCGCAGCGACTGTGTATCTTTTTATACTGCTACTCCTGCTCTTGTATGTGTTACTGCCGAAAGCTATTGTGCCGCTTAACGGAAGCCCTCGCGCTTATTTTTCTCAAGACTTTTATAAACGTGATATGCGAGCAATCCTTATAGGCAATATTACTTCTATGTACACAAGTATTGAGAAAAATAAAAAGATAATACACAAACGCGGGAAGGTATGTATTATCGCCTTATATGCTAGCGCTTGTTTCCCGGTTGCGATGCTTCTGCTGTATGCGGTTTTATATTCTGTGAATTAAGCGCTATTTCACTTTCTTGCCGCGGCTTTGCGATTTCTATTATTTGTTCTTTTTCACTCTCGGTTTGCGCTTCTTTGTCTATTTCACTCATGTATGGCTCTCCTTTCCCTCTCCTCTACTTTTCAGGCGGCTTACACACCTTACAAGCCGTATACCCTTTCGCCTGTGCGTCTTTAACCGTAAGCTCCGTAAGGTGCTTTGACTTCTTCAACGTTTTACAGTCCTTATAGTGATACTTTTTCCCCGTATCCGTTATATACACCTTCTTACCGGTATCGGTTGCGCAGATACCGGCAGCAGCAGCAAACAGCAATGCAAAAATAAGCGCTTTTCGTTTAGTCATGGAGTTATCCTTCCTTTACGAGTTCGTCTGCAATTTTGAAGGATTCATTGTTTACAAAGGTATGCCCATCGGTATTGATTTGAGACGCTGGAACACCGAAGAATAAAGCTG